GCACTGGGAGAACTTGGACATCCCGATGGACCTACGGTAAATTTAGATAGAGTTTCGCATAAAATTTGCGAACTTTATAGGGATGGTAATAATTTTATTGGCAAAGCACAAATTTTATCCACTCCAATGGGTAAAATTGTAGAGTCACTTCTTAATGATGGAGTATGTCTTGGAGTTTCTTCTCGTGGAATTGGTTCATTAAAAGAAACTCGTGAAGGTTATAAAGAAGTAGGTGAAGATTTTATGCTAGCTACCGCAGCCGATATTGTTGCAGATCCTTCTGCTCCTGATGCATTTGTTCAAGGAATTATGGAAGGTAAGGAATGGGTTTATGAGGGAGGTATTCTTCGTGAAAAAATTGTAGAAAATACAAAAACTAATATTAATAGATTAATTGACAAAAATATTCTCGAAGAATATAAATTATCATTATTCAATGAGTTTCTAAATTCATTGTAATTAAATTAAATTATAAATAAATATAGTTTATAACTTAAGGTTAAACGGAGAGTTCAAATGTCTCGTGGAGATTTACAAGAAATGGAAGTAGGCACAAAGCAATCCAGAACCGCTGTCAATGCAAATGCAAGAGCGGCTGATCCAATGCCAAAATTATCGGGGAATATTCCAGATGGTCAAAGTGCCAGTTGGGAAGATCTTGGTGGACCGACACCCGAAAATTATAGATCAGATGATGATTCAGCAAAACTTAAGACACCTGGAGCAACTTTGAAGCAAGTAAAAGATGTTGTTAATAAAGGTGCTTCTAAATCAGACCCAATGAAGAGTATGAAAGAAGATGAAGATATTGAGTATGATGAAGATGGAGAGTTAGTTGAAGCGACAGAAAAAGATGAAGATATGAAAAAGTCCGAAAAAGAAAAAGAGGACGAAGATAAAGATGAAGATGAAAAAGACGATCAAGAGGATGATGAAGAGGACGATGAAGATGAAAAGATGAATGAAGAAGAGGAGTTTAACATCGATGAAGATGTCAATGCTCTTCTTGAAGGCGAAGAACTAACTGAAGAGTTTCAAGAAAAAGCACGTATTATTTTTGAAGCAGCTCTTCGCTCTAAGGTTTCTGAAATCAAAGAAACTCTTGAGGGACAGTATGCTGCTGTTCTTGCAGAAGAAGTCCAAGAAATCAAGGCAGAACTTGCAGAACGTGTGGATTCATACCTTGAGTATGTTTCCGACGAGTGGTTCAATGAAAACGCACTTGCCATTGAAAATGGCATTAAGACCGAAGTGACCGAATCATTCATCCAAGGAATGAAGGGTCTTTTTGAAGAGCATTATGTAACAATCCCTGAAGAAAAATATGATGTACTTGAGAATATGGTAGAAAAACTTGATGAAATGGAGACAAAACTCAACGAGCAAATTGAGAAAAACGTTTCTCTCAACAAAAGACTTTCTGAGTCAGTTGCTGATGGAATCTTTGAACAAGTATCTGATGGTCTAGCTGCCACTCAGAAAGACAAGCTCGCTTCACTTGCGGAAAGTGTTGAGTTTGAAAGTGAAGTAGAATATCGTGAAAAACTAGAGACATTGAAGGAATCATATTTCCCTTCAAGAGTAGTTTCTCTCTCCGCAAGAACTGAAACCTTGTCTGAAGGTTTAGCCAGTTCCCCAGAATCAATTTCTGGTCCAATGGCTAGTTATCTTAAGACTCTTTCAGCATTCAGCAAATAATTGAATTTAATATAATTCAAACAAAAACAAACACTTAACAAAAGGTAAACGCAAATGTTCCAATCAGAGCATCTGCAGGAAAAGTGGGCACCACTCCTCGACTATCAGGGTCTTGATTCAATCAGAGATTCTCACCGTAGAGCTGTCACCGCTGTCCTGTTAGAAAACCAAGAAAGATTTTTAAGAGAAGAATCTGCATTTAATTCGGGGGGAATTACAACCCTGATGGAATCGCCAACCAATAGCGCAAACGCTGGTGGTTCTAGTGGCGGATTCAGTGGTAGTTCAGCTTCTGGCGGTCCTACTGCGGGTTTTGATCCCGTCCTAATTTCACTGATCAGACGTTCAATGCCAAATTTGGTCGCTTATGACCTTGCTGGCGTACAACCTATGAGTGGTCCTACTGGACTTATTTTTGCAATGCGTTCCAAGTATACTTCTCAAGGTGGTCCAGAAGCATTCTACAATGAAGTAGATTCTGCATTCTCCGGACAAAATTCCGCATTTGACAATGTTGGATTTGGAAGTACTTCTTCAGGTATTGGTACAACAGCACAATCAGGAACCAATCCTTCAGTCCTCAACCCTGTTGGGGGTGCTGGAAATCAAACTGCATATAATGTTGGCAATGGAATGCTAACAGGCGACTCCGAAGCACTTGGCGATGGTGCTGGTGGAGATCATTTCAACCAAATGGCATTCTCGATTGAGAAAGTTACCGTTACTGCAAAGTCACGCGCACTGAAAGCTGAGTATTCGCTCGAACTCGCACAAGACCTGAAGGCAATTCATGGTCTGAATGCTGAAGCAGAATTGGCAAACATTCTCTCAACTGAGATTCTTGCTGAAATCAACCGCGAAGTTATCAGAACCATTTATAAAGTTGCTGAGCAGGGTGCTGTTCAAAACGTTGCAACTCCTGGTATTTTTGACCTCGACGTTGACTCTAATGGTCGTTGGTCTGTTGAGAAGTTTAAGGGTCTCCTGTTCCAAATTGAGAGAGATGCTAATGCAATCGCTCAGAGAACTCGTAGAGGAAAAGGCAACATCATCATGTGCTCTGCTGACGTTGCTTCAGCATTGACTATGGCTGGTGTTCTCGATTATACTCCTGCACTCAACGCTAACTTAAACGTTGATGATACTGGCAATACCTTTGCCGGCACTCTGATGGGCAAATTCCGAGTCTATATTGACCCATATTCTGCCAACCTCACATCATCTAATGCAAGTCCAGGAAACCAATACTATGTTGTTGGTTATAAGGGATCTTCGCCTTATGATGCAGGTATCTTCTATTGCCCTTATGTCCCCCTCCAAATGGTTCGTGCCGTTGGTGAAAATTCTTTCCAACCAAAAATTGGATTCAAGACCAGATATGGTCTAGTTGCCAACCCATTTGCCGAAGGTGGTGATCAAGGTCTTGGTCGTCTCCAAGTTAACGCAAACCGTTACTACAGAAGAGTACTAGTCAAGAATTTAATGTGAGTTTTTCTCACATAATTATTTAAG